ATCTCTTCTTTGATATCAACTGCTGAAGACATTAAACCATTATTAACCCCTTGTCTACCAACATATTGCAATCTATTTAATCTATCTGCTACTTCTTCGGGATCATCTCCGATGATTTCAACATCCATAGATTTTATTTAGATAATAATTGATACATGAAAATATATGGACCTGTACCAATTTGATTAGTAGAAATACGCGATACTGTCCATTCCTTCCCCGTGATAGAATATTCCACTTTATCACCTTCACTAGCGATATCATCTGTAGAATACATCATAGCTTCTGTTTGATCATCAAAACCATATTCTTCAAGAGTTTCTTTTGAAGGATTAGTATATAATCTCACCCTATGAGTTTCAGAATCTCCTTCCTCATCAGAATCTCTTATAAAAATAGGATTATCTTCATCATCTGGTTCAGAATTCAACATTGAAGTAACAATTACTTCTTCTCCAAATTCTGAAATCAAAGCGTTGGCTGCGCTTTCTGTTAATGTCATTCAAGAACCCAAGGTTTTTGAAGATCAATTTTTCTTTTCTTTCCATCATGCTTCACAGTATAGACAACATTTGGAATTTCGGGTGGTCTTGAAGCACCAATTAATTTCAAAGACATATTTGTTCTTTTTTCCAATTGTCTTTGATACTGTTTAGCATCGATAAACGTCTCAATTTCTCTATCACGAAGCCGTGTAAAAGTTAACCAAGCGTCAAATGAAAGTTCAGCAGTCCAAGAAATAACAACACTATCGAATCTATCTTGATTATCCATATTCACAGATGATATATCATTCAATAAAGGAATAACAAATCTATTCGCTGTTTGAATGATAGTATCATCTGGAACTTTAGAATCATCAATTCCTGCCAATGCATCACGGACTTCTTGAACAAGTTCTTCATCAGTCAAACTAATATCTATTTCAGTCATGATTATTTGGCAGGATTATTATTTATTTACTCGCCTACAATCCGAATAGCTGCTTCAGGATTGATAGCTAACCAATTCCGCATGGTATACCACTGAACGATTTGAGCCTGTCGGGATTGATCCTCGTACTCTTCCGTTGCAATGTCTTGTTTAACGACTTCATATCCGTATTCATTCGTATCAACAAGATATCCTTCTGGAGCATCATCAGGCATAAGACCGGACTGGTCAACCATGACATCAAGCCCTGCAAATCGACCAATTGCTCCTTCTCTGGTAACATTGTCACCAAGATCCGAAGCACGCTGGAAATTCTCGGAATTGAGAAGAACGTGTTCTCCTTCAGTATTGACAATCATCATATTTGGACTCAATTGATCGTCTTTAAGGAATTTCTTTGCCTTTGTAGCAAGAGCAAAGCCAAAGGAATCTGTATCTGCATCTGCCGGAGCAATAGGCGAATTTGGATGCTGGTTTTCAGCATCACTTACGACATTGTAAGCAAGTCTATTGATATATTCGTTGAATCTCCGAGCAGCTTTTTCTGTCTGCTGTGCAACAATATCAAAGACAGAAAACTGTGTTGCTTCCCAAGTAATCGAAACTTCGAAACCATGTTTCTCGACTGTTACAGGTGTGGTATCGTAATCCTCTTCGGTTTTTGGGAATTCCCCACCTTCACCAACACGTTCCGGTTCACTCATGAGTCCTTCGTCTTCAGGAATCTCAAGAGTCTTTGTTGGCATATCTGCATCCATTGTAATCGTTCGGAACATGTCATTGAAAACAAGAGGCCATCGTCTCTCTTCTTCAATAACTCGTCGAATTCTCTGTTCAGTTAAAACGTCAGAAGTTGTAATATTTACCATTAAAATTCACCTCAATTATCGGAACACCGCAAGAATTACTTCTCCGGTGGTTCCACTCTCTAGTGCAAATGGATGATTTAGATACAATGGTGTATCTGCATCTCCTGTGTTTGCAACCATACCGCCCTCTTCACCTGCAAATGCACCTACGGTTTCAGCCGAAGGGACAAGTGTATCTCCCGGCGAAACATCTGTAAGTTCATCATCATCTAAAGCAACTGCAACAACAAGTCCTGCAATGTGGACTGTGTATTTGTTATCTGCTTTTTGATCCGATTCTGGAAGGACTACACCAATGAAATCATCATCTGGACCTTCAGTATGTGTAATATATCCTTCAGCATCAAACTTTACTGCTCCACCAGTTAGGATTTCATTATCTCCAGCATCGAGTAAAACACTCTTGCCATCGGAGTAATCCAAATCACCAGCGTTCAAATTTCTACTTGTACTATTTTCTGTAATGTTAGGCATAAAAATTCACCTCAATTATTCTGAAGATTCGATTTCTTCAGCAATGTCATTCCAATATGCTTTTCCTGTCTGCGCTGCACGCTTCTTAAATGAAGAGGCGGCAAGTTCTTCTTTCTCCGTAATCTGAGGCTCTTCCGGATCACTTGACCCTTCAGCACCTTCAGGATTCTGGAATCCAGCACCCGGATCGCCTGAACGAGCAGATGGTTCTGATTCTTCTAAATCAGAATGCATCTTCTGTAGCTCCTCAAATTCAAATTTATCAAGGAACATATCACTGTCCATAAATTCATTGTGCTGTGCTAATTCTTCCGCATAAGTTTCTGCAACTTCATCCATCTTTTCTTGTAACTCCTCAATTTCTGTTTCCTTCTCCGAAAGTTCGGACTCCTTCTCTTCTACTGAAGATTGAAGCTCTTCGATTTCACTTTCTTCTATCAGAAACAGTCGATTGTAGTTCTTCAATCTGATCTTCACTTTCCTGAATATCCGATTGAACTGCTACTGTCAATTCTTCTGTTGAAACATCTGCCGTGATGGCTTCTGCTTCTAACCGTTTCAAAACGTCTTCATTAATGTCACTCATAATTTTCTCTTATATTAAAAATCTCCAAAATATCATCCGCTACTTATATACTTTGAGCAGAATCATCTAAGTTGAATTAATTCAAAAACTTATTAAGAATACTTCCATCTAAACGACTTCCAGATTCCATGTTCTTGTTTTTATACTTCTTGTCTTTTCCATATTCTTCCGTGGAAACTTTCTCCATGAATTTCTCAATGAAATCCATATCAGTTTCTCTTTCGGGATTAATAGCATCCATTAATGACAAACATTCTGTTTTTGTCATTTCAGAATATGAAGACATTTGAGAAGCAATCCTCATCTCCTCTTTCGAATAATCCATTTCATCATAATCCATTTTTCTTAACTCTTCTCCATTTTCCGATAATTCAGAACCAGTTTCTCTATTGATCAGTTTTTTCAAAAATGAATCGTGGTTATTACATGGCATAAACCACTTTTCTCCTTTAATATCATGTTCATGATATCCTTCACAACCAAATTCATACGATGCTCCTTCAGCCCCTTCAGGATTATCATACAAATATGGTTTAAGGTCTACATCATCGGGCAAACTTAAATTCTGATATTCGATTTCTTCATCATCGGGAGCATTCTCAAAACAATCTTGAAGTTCTTCAATGCTCAATTCTTCTGCTTCTCCATATTGAACTTCATTGCTTGGCGATGCTCCAGTTGTAACAATTGCTAAATTATCAAAATATTTAATTTCTCCGGGGACTTCAATTCCCATTTCCCCCGCTTCACCTTTTGTATGGATGATACGAGGACTTACATCAAGCCAACCACGTTCAATTCTTTTAGCAATCAACTCATCATCAACAACTCCCTGAAAAACAACACCTTGTCTTTCATCCGAATATAAAGAATCTGTTATTCTACCAACAACAGAATAAATATCTCTATTTTCGTGATTAGCAACGATGTGTTTTCCTTCAAGAGTATGTGCTGATTCTCTTAGTATTTCTTCTGTCCAAAGTTTTCTTTTTCCAGATTTATGTCCTAGTGTAATATCACCAGCACCGATTGCTATTCCATGTATAGTATGGAGGTCATTAGATTCACTATCAATGAAACCACGACCACCTGTATTTTGTCTTTCTAATTCAGCTACACTCATAATTATTCCTCACTTGAAGCAGGCGGTCTTGTAAAATCAGTTCCAGAAGCTCCTGTATTGTTACTATCATCATCTTCATCCATCAAATCACTAAGATTCAAATCAGAAGGGTCTTGACCAATAACTAAACTTTCAACAACATCAGGTGAATAACCAAATTCTTGAGCTTTCTCTTCAATGACAGGAGTCCATTCGTTAATTACTTCTTGCCTTGCTTCATTGATTTGCTTTTCAATCCGTGTTTCTTGCGATCGAGAAACAAATTGATTAACATCTTCTTCGAAACCACCCAATGCATATTTAGGCAATGGCATTTCCGAAACAATCCAATTAAGATCGAATTGCAAGAAATCATTAATAGGAGCAACTTCACCAGAAATTGTATCAACTTCCATATCTCCTTGAACCCCCTGCTTCATGCCGGGTTCAAATTCAGATTGAGAATGTTGTTCCATGAAACTCTTAATTTCCGATGGTTCCCACGGATTTTCTTCAGTACCGAATTTGAAAAGTTGGAATGGCTGTGATAAAGACTCAATTGCTTTATCATTATCATCCAACTTTTTCAAAAGACTATTCAATCTATCTTCAATGGCAGTTATTCGACTTTCGCCAAAAATTTCTCCAACATCGGAATCACGAGTTAATTTTATAACTTCATTGCGCGTGAATGGAATGTAATGTCCATCATTAGTTGGTGAAAAAGCATCATCCAATTGAACATATGCTGCTACCTCTCCTCTTTCATTCGTATAAAAAGTTCTCTCATTGAGAAGTTTAGACATTAAACCACTCTGATTCTGTCTATATCCTTCATAATCATAATCAGGAGGAAGTAAAACAGATTGTCCGGGTTTAGTAAAAGCCCTAACCGTTTCAGGACGCATTAATTTAAAACCGTATAAAGTCCCATCTTGTGCCTTTACTTTTTCAGAGAGAGCAGTTCCTTTTACTTCCCTTTGAATCTGTGCTTTTTTCAAAAGAAGTGAGAAATCTTTATCAATTTCACCATCGACAATAGCGCAATGATTTAACCATTCTTCTAAATCTTTTTTCGCATTCTCATCCGTTGCATCAACATAATAACCCGGAGCAATTACTTCAGAAGCGAAAGATCGGATAGGATGTCTAACAATTGGAACTTGTTGATAAATTTCCCAATATCTTTCTAATTTCTTTCTGTTTGGGAAGTGTTTATCCGCAGATCCTTTAGATGCTGTCTGTGTATATTTAGACGAGCGAGCAGAAGGATGATTATCTACGGATTTAGCATCAGGTTCTACTGTTCGTTCTAACTCTTCAACAAATGTTCGTGTAGACGATGCTATCCGATTTCGCAAATTCATGGTGTTCTAATTAAATGTATAAGCTCTCTTTCCATTAGAAGAAGGTGTAGAACCTGAACCGAATGAAAAGAATCTCTTTTGTCTATCCACATACTTTTTCCCCGACTTTGAAGCGACAGCTAATGCGATTGAATCAGCCATATCATCATGTA